GGCGCGTCTATGACACACAGGATACTACTACTCAGCCTAATGATGACTCTTTCTACGATAAGTCTGTAAACGTATTTCGGGCGTATCTGGAATCTATCATTGCAGCTCTTAGTGTAACTATACCTGCGATTAAATGCTATCCAGATGATGCAGATAATCCACTAGATATATCAACCGCGCAAGCAGGAGATAAGATTGCTGAGTTGGTTGCTAAGCATAATAATGTTTCATTACTCTGGCTCCACGCGCTCTATATCTATTGCACCGAGGGAATGATAGCTGCGTATAATTATTCTAAGGAAGATGAAGCGTATGGAACTTATGAAGAAAATGAATACGAAGATTCGAACGTAGAACAGTATATCTGTCCATTTTGTAAAAACGAAATCCCGGATAACTCTTTTGCCGGCCTAGAGCGCGATGAGTATGACCCTGAGAATCATGATGTAATTCTTCATGATATTCTTAATCAGGAGCCAGTTATTTGTCCAACTTGTGCTAGTCAGGTAGATCCTGCGCTAGCTAAGGAAAAGGTTATCATTACGCGATTAGTAGGAATCAATAAACTACCGAAATCGCGTCAGTGTATTGAAGTGCATGGCGGATTATTCATTAAGGTAGCAAATTACGCACAGAACCAGAAGGATACTCCTTATCTAATCTACGCATATGAAACTCATTATGCTAATGTATTAGATATGTATCCTAACTTACATGACAAGATTAAGATTGATGGAAAAGGTGGCTCTGCTACTGTTGGCGGTATGTATGACCCTTACGAGCGTTGGGGTCGTCTTTCTACTCAGTATTATGGTGAATATCCCCTTAACACCATTACAGTTCGTTATTGCTGGCTACGGCATAGTGCCTTCAATATTCTGGACAAGGAAGATGCTGACAAGCTAAAGAAGCTTTTCCCAGATGGAGCTAAGGTAGTATTAGTAAATGATAACTTCGCGGATGTGGAAAATGAGAACCTAGATGATCACTGGACTCTTACTCATAATCCTTTATCTGATTATCTGCATCATCGTCCCCTGGGTACTTTACTTACTTCTGTGCAGGAAGTGACAACTGATCTTATCTCACTTGTATTACAGACTATTGAACATGGGATTCCTCAGACGTTTGCGGACCCTGCGGTTCTAAACTTTGAGCAATATCGTACAGTAGAAGCAACACCTGGTATGATATTCCCTGCGAAGCCTACTTCTGGTAGGTCTATAGGCGATGCGTTCTATGAAATTAAGACAGCTACACTATCTGGAGAAGTGTTACCATTCAGTGAAAAGATACAGGAAATGGGCCAGCTAGTTAGCGGTGCATTACCTAGTTTGTTTGGTGGCGATCAGGCTAATAGTAGTAAGACTGCTGCACAGTATTCTATGAGTCGCTCACAGGCGCAACAGCGATTACAGAATGTATGGAAGATGCTTTGCGTGTGGTGGAAGGAATTGAATGGTAAGGTAATTCCTGCTTATATTAAGGACATGGCTGAAGATGAACATGTTGTTCAGAAAGATAAGCAAGGTGGATTCCTTAACGTATTTCTTCGGACAGCAGAGATGCAAGGTAAGATTGGCTCTATTGAATTAGAAGCTAATGAGGAATTACCGCAAACACCGAGTCAAAAGCGCGATGCTCTCATGCAAGTATTACAGAGTCAAGACCCGATGATTATGCAAGCTATGATTTCACCTGAGAATATTCCTCTTATGAAGGATATATTTGGTGTACCTGATTTAGTTCTACCAGGTGAAGATGACAGACAGAAGCAGTATGAAGAAATTCGTGAGCTGCTAAACTCTGAACCTATACAAATTCCTGGCCAGCCACAGATGGACCCTATGAGTGGACAAATGATGCAGGGTCAACCACAGGAAATTCCATCTGTGCAGCCTGAACAATTAGTAGATAATCATGAAATAGAAGCTGACATTTGTCGCAGATGGCTTGTTTCTTCTTCCGGTAGATTAGCTAAACTTGAAAATCCTTCGGGCTATAAGAACATATTACTACATCTGCAAATGCACATGATGTTTGCATCTCAGGCGCAAATGCAGGCTGCTGCTTCTGCACAACCGCCTCAATCGGATGGTAAGGCAGCACAACAAGGACAAGACAATGGCTGAAGATACTCCTGTAGGAACAGAACCGTTAACTGCAAATGGGATACTTGATATTCTCTCCGATGAGATTGCTGAGGAACCTAATGCTGACCTTTTGGATGATAAGGATGAAATTGAAGAAAAGCCTAAAAAGGAAGCTAAAGAAGATAAAGAAGAAATTAAGCTAGATGAATTAGGGGAAGATGAAAAGGAAGAAATCCCTGAAGAAATTGAACTGCGCACTCCAGTTCGGCGTAAGGAGATTCTTGCTAAGTATCCACAGATATTCAAGGATTTTCCTTACCTAGAAACCGCGTATTATCGTGAGCAGCAGTATACGGAGATTCTGCCTACGATTGATGATGCGAAAGAAGCTGTCGAGCGCGCAGAGCAGTTAAGTAATTATGAGCGAGATTTAGGGACCGGAAGTAATGAATCTATTCTTAAAACGATTAAGGATAACAATCCGCAAGCGTTTGCTAAGATAGTAGATAATTATCTTCCTAATCTTGCTAAAGTTGACCAGACTGCATTTTATCATGTAATTGGGTCTATTGCAAGTAGTACGATTAAGTCAATGGTAACGGAAGCGGAGCGCACTAGTAATGATGATCTAAAGGCTGCTGCTCTTATCTTGAATCAGTTTGTGTTTGGTAAATCTGAGTATGTTGAGCAATCGAGATTCGCGCCTGACGATAAACCGAATGAAGCATTAAATTCAGAACGCGAGTCTTTTGTGCGCGAGCGGTTTAGTACGGCCAGCTCAGATTTGCAGGAAAAGGTTAACAATGTTCTTTCTTCTACGATAGATACTCACTTGGACCCTAAAGGCCAAATGACTGACTACATTCGTAGAAACGCAACTAAGGATTGCCTAGCTAATCTTGAGAAAGCCATCTCAGGCGATACAAGATTTAAGGCAGTTCTTGATAATCTCTGGAAGAAATCGTTTGAGCAGAATTTCTCTCGTGATAGCTTAGATAGAATCAGGTCCGCTTATCTTTCTAAGGCTAAGTCGATATTACCTACTCTCATACAGCGCACACGTTCTGAAGCCTTGCGCGGCTTAACGAGAGGTAATAGAGAAGAAAAGGATAGGCGCGGACCAATACAACCGGGTAAGTCATCTACCCCATTATCTAAAGATGAAAAGAAATCCGTTATTCCGCGTGGCATGAAAACAGTAGACTATTTATTACAGGATTGACAAAATGGCAGTATCAGCAGAACGGCTATCAATTATACTCTTTACGGGCGATGTTGCAGCAACTCTGGAATATGATGCAGCAGTAAACGCGGCCAGCCCCGGCCAAATAGATATAATTACGTTAGCCTCTGGAGCTAATACCATTACACCTCCGACTGGTGGGTCTACTCCGGTAGCCGTAACTATTGTCCCTCCATCCAGTAATACAGTGTTGATTACACTAAAGGGCATTAGTGGCGATACAGGAGTAGAATTACATCTTACGGACCCCTGTACTATTAGTCTTAATTCGACTACTAATACGTTTGTATTAACGGCTGCATCGCAACTCGCAGGCGTTAGGTTAATTTGGAGTTAAAATGGCTTTAGTTGAACAAAATGTAGCGGCTCTAGAATTAGAGCGCGTTCTACCGAAGGTTAAGACGGTATTCGAGCGGGACGATAAGTTCTATGCGAATATCAAGAAGCGCGATGTCGAGAAGATTTCTCATCGTCAGATGCGTGTTTCATTAGAATTACGTCCGGGTGGCAGCTTTCAGTATTTTAATGCTGACGGCGGTGACTTAGGGCGTGGTGGTGGGCCACAGTTTGACAAGGCTGTGCTAAATTCGGTATTCATGTCAGAGAACATTGAATACACGAAGTTGGCAGAGTGGGCTACTGATGATGATAGAAAGGCTATCATTAATAGTGTTCGTAGACTTACGGCAACCGCACTAGACGAAATGCGTCGTCA